TAGCTTGTAGTTCAAGTATTCTTATATTTCTTTGAAGTGAGGAAAAAGAATCTTCTAATTTTGCAGTATGTACCCATACAAGATTTCTTCCTTCTTCTTTGTTTTGAGAATAAGGAGATATTTTAGGATTTTGTTTTGTAGGGATTAAGACTTCGTGAAGATGTGATTTCCAAACAAAAGTATTAGGTCTGATAAACCTTTCTCTTTCATGCATGATAACGGTTTTAGCTACGTTTCCTTTTTCATCAAACAAGTTTGAGTACCAGTAAGTGCAATAGATTGCATCTAGGTCTTTTTCTTTTGCTTGTTGTAGTAGTCCTTTGATTTCTTCTCCACCAATTAGGATGTCATCATAGTCAGCCCAAGAGATGTAGTCATACTTTTCAGCAGGTACCATATCAAAAGATACTTTTCTTGCTTCGTGAAATCTAGCAAATTCCCACTTTCCTTCTTCCCATTGGTGATATATTTCAGGATGAGTTTCAGGAGAAGTTGAGATTGAATGTCCTCCGTATTTTTTAACAAGCTTATGTATTTCGTTATGTTTGCCAGAAGGTCCTGTAACAGCAACATAAACTTTATCAAAATAAGGTGTAAAGGATTTAAGGGATTTTTCAAATGTTTCTTTTTGGGAATCGTCTTTGATGATGTAGGTGAGAGCTACTTTAATCATTAGCTATATTTTATCAGCAACTTTAAGAATTGGTATCCTTAGTGCTAATCCTCTTACAAATTTTCTATCCCATTTTTGGTCAGGGTATATTGCTTTAATCATAGAATAAAAAGTTACTGGAATTTCAAGTTGCCTTTGCCACAAGTCGGAACCATCTTCTTTAAACATTCCGTTAGGGTTCTTTAATTCTTTTCTAAGTTCAGCAACAGACCTTTGAAAGGCGTCATATTGGTCAGGGTATTCTGTGTACCATAGTACAAATAACTCCCAGATAACTTCCCAATCTTTATCTCCATCAACATATGTAGGTCTGCCTTTAGCAAGTTCTACAATTCTATCAACGGTATCTAATTTTCTTTTAGGAACTTGAATGTAATGTGGTTCAAAAATATCTTCCATAGCAGTTAATGTGTGGGGTAGTACGGAAACCTGAGTCGGACCAAAAGACCATACTCCCCACAACATTATACATACCCCATAAGAAAACTCAAAATGGTGTGGCCACAGGGTAACAAAAAAGCAGGGGTTTTACGCCCTGCTTCTTTGGTTCTCTGTTTAAAGATTTAGACTATAGAAGTCCAGATACTTTAACAGATGCAGGTTCAGCTAACGACTCTAATGTCATTTCTGTTAGGTACATACCTTTATCTGCATCACCAGTTTTAGCTAGTTCAACAAATTGAGGTTCTCTACCTTCTAAGAAAGCCATCTTGAATGTATCAAGTCTTAGAGCGTACATCTTTCCAGCAGCAACATCCTTGTGAGGAACAACGTTAACAATTCCAGCTGAAGACTCAAATGTGCTTACATTTTGGTATAAGGTATTTGTGTTATTAGCGAAATTGGTTACATAAGTTCCAAAAGTGGTGAATCTTCTCTTAAGAGCCATTGTTGTAACAATAGTGTCAGCAACATATTCAGCACCGACTTTATCCCATGATGCTTGTACAGCATCTTCAACCATAGCCATTGATAAAGAAATGTTTGATAGAACTGATACGTTTGTAGAAATACATCCGTCAATTCCAACCATTCCTCTTGCAACTCCAGAAGCACCAGAAGCTTTAGTACCGTTTAATAGAGCGAACTCCATCTTGGCATTTAATCTCATTAATGCTTTTTCTTTTTGGAATGCGTAAGGGTCTTGATTGACTGCTACAGTTGTTGCTCTTTCAGAACCAGTAACTTGGATAACTTCAGTAATGATAGCTGTGAAGTTGTTGCTTCTAACAGGAGCTGTTAGGTCAACAATAGTAGCATCAGCACCTTCGATTGCGAAAGTTACAGAAGTAGGTCTTGCTTGATAGAAAGTTACCCACTCGTGTAGTGTGTTTCTAGCAACGGAAGTTCCAAGATTACCAGTTAGATAGTTTCCACCTAATGGAGATACATCTTTTAAGATAGACAATAAGTCTTCTCTTCTTGATGCATCTTGATAAGTTTGTAATCCTATTGGCATTTTGTTTTTGTTTTACCTGCCTTTCTTCAGGTTTAATTTATATCCCAAGAGCTTTTAGTCTTTCTCTAAGAGCTGAAGAATCACCTTTCTGTGTTCTTGCTCTCAAATCATCTAAAGTTTGCCCTTCTTGTCTTCTACCAGTACTAGAAGAAATCGGAGCATTTGATTTAACTTGTTGTTGAGCTTTTTTGAACTCTTCTACAGCTTTTTCAGCTTCCTTTTTCGACATACCACTTGGTTTATAAAAACTTATTACTTGGTCAGCAATACTGGTCAAAGGTAAATTCTTACCTTCGTAGTACCTCTGCCTGATTACCCTGTCTTTGACTAACTCGAAAAAGTTAGGGTCAAATGCAGGGTTTTGAGGGTCAAGATAAGGATGTTTAGCGTGAGCTTCCCTAACTTCTATCTCCTCTCTTGCTTGTTCTGCAAGACGTCTTGCCTCAAGGGCTGATACCTTTAATGCCTTCAGGTCAGCATTAAGCTTTTCAATATCTACTTCACCGTCAGCTGTTATGTAGTCTGTGTCCTGAACATCTGCTACAGGTTGAACAACTGGGTTGCCCTTGAAAGTTTCGTAAACTGAACCATAAGCAATAGGTGGTTCAGAGTTCTTAGTACTTTCTATTTGAGCTAATTTTTCTTTTAGCTCTTTATTACTTTGGAGTAATTTATTAAATTGCTCCTTGGTTCTGTCATTAGAGTTTTCTGGCAGAGAAAAATCCTCAGAACCTTGTTCTTCTTGATTTTCAGATGGCAAGTCTTGAGGGTCGTTTGAAACATCACCCTGAGCTAATTGCTCTTGTGTGCCTTGTGGATTTAATTCATCCATAGTTTACCTTTCTATGCTCTGGTTAATGGGGGAGCATCACCCTATAAACTAATTAAGAAATAATAAATGAAATTTGTAATGTCAATAAAATGAATAAGGGAAGAAGCGTTACCACCTCTTCCCCTGATTGTCCTTTAATTCCGTAAAGGTACGGGGTCTTCCCTTCCATTTTCCATAATGCAATTTGTCGTGGCACTCCACACAAATTGTCATTAAATTAGAAGGTTGGTCCTGTCCACCATGTCTTCGCCAGATGATGTGATGGACTTCCAGTAGATAATCACTGAAGCGACCGCCCCTGCCACAAAAACGGCAAGTAAAATCATCTCGCTCCAAAATCTCACGCCTGAGTTGTTTCCACTCTGGGTTGTATGTTCCCACATAACCTCTCCTACTCAATGTGTGCGTATACCAAATGCCAACCATTTAGCAAGTAATCTTTGGCAACAATACTTGCCTGGGTCATGTAGTTGAGAACTGGATTTCTTGGCACTTTAAGTGTCATAGTCAAGTTCCCAAAATCATGGTAACGAACAAGGCGAATAACTAGCATATTAGTCCCCCCAAGTCATTGTGATGTCTGGAAGCCATACAAAGTTACGGCATTCCAACTGCTCAACTCTCCACCCTTGTTCAATGTAGGATTTAGCCATTGAATACGCAACCTCGTGGATTATGGACATATAGATATCCATAACCTGCTTAGTCATGTGTATTGGCTGTTCCCCAAACTTTACTAAAGTTAGGTGGAGTTCAAAATGAAAGTGTGGCATATATCCCTCCTTAATATTGCCTTAAATTATTAATACTACTTTTGGTACAATTTACTAGATGCCTAAATCATTTGTCCCCACCAATATCGGCTTTATAATCAATGAACTAAGAGAAAAACATAAACTTAGAGCTGTAGATTTAGCTGATGCTGTTAAATTAAAAAGAAGCAATATTCACGCTATTGAAAACATTAGAACTAATCCTTCCCTTCACACTCTAGTAAGAATCCTTAACTACTTTGGGTACGAACTTCGTGTTGTTAGAAAGAAAGATGAGAAGATACTTGGTTCAGTTAAGTTTATAGAATAAGTCTACCAATACTTTACTTTTAGTGTATAATGCTTTTATGGATATTTACTATTTCAACCACTTTATGTTAAAAGAAAGACAAAGAAGAAGAATGAGTCAGGAAGCATTTGCTGAAAAACTAGGTATTACTAAACAAGCAATCTCCAACATAGAGTTATATAAAAATAAAGTTGCTATTGAAACTGTTTCAAAATTTTGTGAAGAGTTTGGATTTAGATTATATTTCCAAACATTTAAAAAACCAGGTAAACCAGATACTAACAATTCCACTTCCTAAGTGCGAGTGCTTTCCTTGTAGGTCTACCCTTTTCATCTTTCATAGGACCTTTAACTCCACCCATTCTTGCACAGAACGACTTTCGTCTTTTAGCAGCTTTAGAACCAGCTTTTAACTTTGATGGTGGAGTGGTAACGGCTAGGGATAATTTGCTGCCTGGGTTTTCTCTTCTATAAGAAGCAATACCTTTACGGTTTAACCCACCTTTAGGGTCTTTTCCTTCTTTCCTTGTCCAAGCAGCAGTCTTGTAAGCCATTACTTCTTCTTTCTGTAAGTTTTTAACTTAGCAAATTGTTTAGGGTCTATTGTGGATTTAGACTTAGATTTAGAAGTTCCCATTCTTTTAGCTAAAGCAATATTCTTAACTAAAGAGTTTTTCATTGATTTAAGTGCTTTAAGACTTTTTCTTTTTTCCATATTTCGACTTTCCAGCAGCTGATAGAGCAATGGCTATGATTTGTTTTTGGCTTCTTGGTTTTCCACCAGCACCTCTTTCTTTGCCTTTCTTTTTGTTATCAGCTTTTAATTCTCTAATGTTTTTAGAAACGTTTTTTCCTAGTGGCATTACTTTTTCTTCTTGCCTTTCATTTTATATTCAGATGCTTCGTGCTTCATGTAAGCTTTCTTTCCCATCTTCATTTCTTTACCTTCTTTTTCTGCGTATGATTTAGCAGCTTTCATACCTTTTTTATCGTAACCAAATTTTTTCTTTCCAACCATTGGCATAGTTAGTTCCTTTCAAAATAATACTTAATTAATAAATACTAAAATCTAGATACTTTTTTAAGTGGTTTTACCTTAGCAAGTTTAGGTTGTTTAACCCTTTGTGCTTTCTTAACTCTTAATTTCTTAGGTGCTGGTGGTTTAGGCATACGAATACCTTTTGCTTTTTTAGGTCTATATTTCTTTGGTTTTGTTACTTTAACTTTAATAGCACCTTTAGATTGTCCAGGTACTGCTTTAAATTTAAATCCAGATACAGACATATTCTTTTGTTTTGATAATGTTTCTTTTGCTTGTTTAACAACCTCTACATCACCAGCTCTGTCAGGATAATCCTGTGCTAGTTTATCTAGTTCTTCTGTAGTAAATCCAAAGATAAACTTCTGGTCAGGAGTTAAAGTTTCCTCCATTGCTTCTCTTTGTACTGCATTTTCTAATTGTCTAAACTGTGATTGAGTTAGTTCTGGTGCTAATGCTTTTAATTCTTCTAAAGAAGCTTCAGGAGTTTCGCCTTCTATTGATTGTTTAATAAGTTCTTTAACGGTTGTGTTTTTCTTAGCTTTTTCATAGTCTGCTTGTTGTTGTTCTTTAAATATTTTCTTTTGTTCTTCACCACCACCTTTTCTCGCACCAGTTAAAGTATTCTTAACATCTTCAAAAATGTTTTTAGGCTCAAACTCTCTTGGAACTCCGACCATATTTCTTAGTTGGTCTAAACCAAATCTTGTATAAGTAATAGCACCAGGGAAGTTTTGGTTTAAAAAGAAATCTATCTCTTTAGGGGAAATGTTTTTAACACCTGCATCAAATAATGCTTTGGATAAATCTCTTGCAAGTAGGGATGAAGATTCAGAATATCTTTCCCAAGATTCTTTGTTTTGGTCGCTTAAAGATTCAATGTCTTGTCCTGTAAATAAGTTGTATCCAGTAAACAATTCAGCAGGAGTTCTTAATAAAGGAGTTAAAGCTGCTGCATTTTCTTGTCTAATATTTTCAAAGAATTTTTCAGGGTCCCTACCAATTCCAACTGCTTGTCCTGTAGTTGCCATAACAATATCGTGAGTTGTATCTAATAAATCACCAAAGAAGGTTTGAACTTTATTAGGGTCTTCAGCCATAGCTAACTCAGTTGCTCTCCTAAAACCTTGTGCTAATCCAGCAACAGTTTCTTCTTGGACTATAGTGTTAAAGTTCCATTTACCATTTTCATCCTTTTGTGGGTTAGGTGGTATTATTACAAGCCCTCTTTCTTTTTCCCATTGTGGAATGTCTAGGTAAGCTTTTCTCCTTCTTTCGTCAGAAAGATTCCAGTAAGTTACAGCAGAAACAGGAAGAGCTACTGTTGTAATTATGCTAAATGTTGCTTCAGCTGGTTTTTCAGCAATATATCTTCTTAATGCTCTACCTGATTTAATTTTTGCGTTGTTAAATGGGGATGCTAATTCTAATAGTCTTGAGTATTTACCTTTTTCAAAATAGTTAGGTAATAAGTTATTTGAGTCATAGAGAGCTTTCAACTCAGCATCTGTTATTGAATAACCTTTTCTTAGGTAATGTGCTTTTTGAATTCTGTACAACTCAAACCTATTAGCTTCTTCTAATTTAGCAACATGTCTTTCAATAGTTTGTGGGTTTAAAACACTAGGTTTTTGTCCTTTTTCTACAAAGTTAGCAACATTTTCTCTTTTAAAGAAATCAAAAGAAGATTGTCCTCCACCCATTTTTTTAAACTTGGCGTATTCTTTTCTAGCAATAGCCATGGACCTTTCCATTTTTGGTCCAATAACTGGGGCTTGTCTTAAAAAGTTTTGTAAATTGGTAGAAGAACCTGTAACTCCATAAGCTGCTTCTAACCAGTTAAGAGGATTTAATACAGATAATTTGGCTCTAGGAGATGTAAAAAATAACATAGAACCTTGGTCTTTGATAAACTGTCTTAACTGAGAGTCTGGGTTTAAACCAACAGTTGTAGTTTTCCAAGCTTGGGCTAAAGTTTCAGCCATTTGCATAGCCTTACCAGCAGTACCGTTCTCTAAGGAAACAGTAAATGCTTTTGCAAGTTCTGGGGATACTTCAGCTATTTCTCTGACTCCATTATTAAACCAGGATATAGTTGCCTTACCTTGTTTTGGTTTTTCCATTAAGTTTCTAATCTCTTCTTCTCTTTGTTTAATGTATCCTGTTACTTCATCTAATTTCTTTTGACCATTTGTTATAGTTTCAACAATAGCCTTAATGTTTTTTTCTTTTTTTGTTAATTGTTTGTTAATAATTTCTAACTCTTCAGGGCTTTTTCTAACAAGAGAGTTGAATAAATCGTTGTAGTAAATATTTGCTTTCGCTTTATCTATTTCAGATAAAACATTTTTTAATTGGTCTGAAACTCCAACATACTTTTTAATTAGTTGTTCTTCGTTTTTGTATAAAGCTGTAACTATTCTGTTGTTAAATGCTTCGTTTTTAGCGTCATCAATTTCTTTTAACACCTGTGCTTCTTTTGATTTAGAAGCATTTAATTTTTTAATAAATGAATCGTACTGTCTTGGTGTTAAATCAAAAGCTAAATCTACAAATGCTTCTAACTCATCATCAGTTATATTTCTAAAAAATGTTAGTAGTTGTTTATCACTCAATTTATTTAAACCATAAGTTTTGTTTAAGTACTTAATAGCTTTTTCTTTAACTAACATGTCTGTTTTGAATAAAGTTTTAAGTAAAAATTGTTCTTTGCTTACAACTCTTTTGTCTAAAACAGCTTGAGTTTTTGGTCTTGGTAAGCCACTTTCAAAGCCAAAGTAAGCTTTATCATTTTGTAGTTCTATATCCTTTAATTCAAGTTTTCCTAGCTCTTTAGATAATTTTTCTCTATCTTTAGTTAAAACTTTAATTCTTTGGTTAAGCCTGTCTAATACAACAGGGTCTATAGTTTCGGTTGAAGTTTTTGATAAAGATAAATTAATACCTCTTCTTGCTAATTGGTTTAACTCTTTTTCAAGAACTCCTACTTGGATTTTCTTTTTCTTAACTACATTTCTAACAGCATCTCTAACTTTTTTTAATTGCTCAACATCTTCTATAAGTGCTTTTCTTCTTAAAACATCTTCAGCAACTCTAAGCATTTGAGCATCTTCTATTTTTCCTTGTTTAATTAAATCTCCAAACTGCCTACCAAATTTATTTTGGTTGATAGCATCTATAGCTCTGTAGGTGTAATACAAAGTAGATTGGATAGGATTTTCGTGAATAGTATTAAAAATATCTTTTCTTTGTTGTACAACTTTAGGGTCTATGGTTTGTCCAAGTGTAGTCTGACTTATTTCAGGTCTTAGTCCTTGTTCTGCTTCGTTAAACACTCTTTGAAATGGTGCGTAATCTTTCAAATCTTTTAATCTTGTATATTCTTCTTTTGTAATTATCCCGTTATCAAATATATGTCTTAAAAGACCTTTCATAAAGTTGTCATATCTAACAAGAACATCTTTGTATTTAGGGGTTAAAACAGAAACAAGTCTTTGCATAGTAGCTTCATCAGGCAGTTTAGTACCTTCTTCACTAGCAATTCTTAAAAGCCTTCTGTCGTTAAGTAGTTGGCCAAATTCATCACCACTTCCAATACTGTTAATTTCATCAACTAAGTTATAAAAACCGTTATTCTTTAAATAATCTTCAGTTAATTGGGAAGATTTAAACAAAGCACCTAATTTATAAATTGGATTTTCAGATGGTTTTAAATCTCCATAATTTTTTTCAACTTGCTTCAATACTCTGTATATTTCTTCTTGTTGTGTTTCAAATGCCCTTTTATATTTTTCCCAATAATCAGCAATTTTTTCTTTGAAACCCATTGGTTGTTTTCTAGTAATCTCTCTTATTTTCTTTTGTTCTAAAATACGAGCTGCGACTTCATCAGTTTTAGCTAATTTAATTAAATCTCTTTCTTTTTGTGAAACCCCTTTAATACCACCAACTTGGTCAGCTAAATAATTTTTAACATCTTCAACTGTCTTAAAAGTGTTTTTAATAAACTCTTCAGCTTGTTTTGATAATGGTTCGCCAATAGATTTAATTCTTTGTATACCTTGTTCTATAGCTTGAGGGTCAATATTTCTAACCTGCTCTACTGCTTCAACACCTTTTGGTATAGCTACCTCAAGACCAGGAGTTAGTAACTCAGGTAAAAAATCTAAAAATCTGTTTATTTGATATTGGTTTGCTTGTCTATTGTAATCAAGCATTTCTTGAGGGGTCATGTTATCTCTGTAGGTAGGTTTAGTTACTCCAAAAACTTCATTTAAAGTTACTTCTTGTCTTCCATCAACTGGTTTTCCTGTAAAAGCAGCAGTTATTAACGGCCCAGTTCCACCTTTTAAATCAATAGTTGGTAACCCCAAGGATTTTCTAGTATCAATAAGTTTTAATTTAAAAGTATCAAAAACAGGTTGGGTTATAGCTTGGTTAAATACATCAAAAGGTGCAAATACTTCAGCAGCTGTAGGAGTAGGTATTTCAGCAATAAGTTCTTGTACACTCGGAAGTCTTCCTAATTCTTTTTGTTTTCTAGTAAATGTTTCTGCTGCTTTAGGAACCAGTAGAGCAGGGGTAGTCAAAGGTGCTACTTTTTTGTAGAGTTCTACTGTTTGGGCTATTGGTTCAAAAGCTCTCTTTGTGTAATCAACAGATGCTCTTTGTTTTTCAGTTAATGGTAATTTAAATACTCCAGGAAGTTTATCTTGAGGAACATTAAATGCTTCAGATATTCCTCTTACTCTGGTTACAACAGGTTGGATTCTTTGATAAGTTTCATAAGCTGTCTGAATACCTGATTTAGGTGTTGGGGTAACTGTTTTTTTAATTGAATCTATTGCAGAAAGTCCTCTTTGTTTGGCTTGTTCTAGTATGTTTTGAATATCCATACATTAGTAATAATAAATGAGGGTGTTTAAATCAATTAGTGGAAGCTATTTTTTAATAAAACCAGATAAAGGGTTTTCTTCAGTTATTTTTTGTGCAAAAGTAAATGGTTGGTATTCGTTACCAGCTAAGTCTACAGTTCTACCTGTTCTTTGGTTTCCCCATAATTCTAAATTACCAACATCATATTGCCTCCAACCAGCGTTTGTTAATCCTTTAAGACCTTCATCTGTCTGAGAATATAAATCAATGTTAGATGCAATAACATTTGAAGGTAATGGAACTGTTGAAAGGTTTGTTAAATCTGGAACTTTTGCAGTCGCAGGAGTGTATTGTGCTTGAAGTCTTAACTGTTGAGCATAAGTTTCAAGGTTCATTCTTTGTTCTGTAACCATATCATCTAAAGCTCTTCTTCTATTATTGTAGTCTTGAAGTGCTGCAAGTTGAGCATTAGCTTTATTCATTGATAAAGTACCTTTTGCTTGGTTAATTTGGTTTAACTCTTGTCTAAAAGAATCTCTTAATTTCATTAAGTCTTGTTGTTTTCTTACCTCTAGCTGTTGTAGTGCATTAGTTAAGTTAGTCTGAACATCTCTTTCAGCTTGTCCTAGTTGCATTAAGTTTTGCCCAGCTTGAGTTGTTGCTTGTCCGAACTGCCTCATTTGTTCAGCACCAGTAATGTCTGAAGCAGCCATACCAGCAGAAGAACCTGCAACTCCACCAAATAACTGTTGAGTCTTTTGTAGTCCTTGTTCGTATTGTCTTCTTGCTGTAGATAATGCTGACTCTCTTTGTTGCTTGGTTTGTTCTTTTTGCAAACCAATGTCAGCGATTGATTTCTGAGCAGTTTGCTCAAGCATTGGTCTTTGTGATTCGTAACCTTGGATAATAGATTGTTCGTATTGAGGTTGTAATTGTTGTAGTTCTCTTGCTTGAGTATCATACAACTTTTGAGCAGACTTATATTGTTTGCTAATACCTTTTTGTGTTTCTTTTAAAGCCTTTAATTCTTTATCCATAGTCAATTAATAATAAACCTATTCGTCTTTTTCAACATGTTTGTATTTCTCTTCAAATTCCTGCTTTAGTCTTTCAAATTCTTTCTTTTGTTTTCTAGCTTCGTTATTCATTTCAGTTACAGGGAATGGGTTAAGTGGGTTATCAAAGAAACCAAGTCCACATCTTTTACATACAATACGGGTGATGGATAGTCTTTTAAATCGGTGGTCGCAATAATTAGGGTCAATTTTAGTTGTATGTTCGTAGAACTCTATTGGTTCTTTAGTATTCTGATTCTTGGTCATTTAACATTTTGGTTTGGTCTTTAACGATTTGCTCTTGCTGAAGCATAAATTGGTTTATCTTTCCAATCGCCTCGTTAGCACCATACGCCTTGGAGTAGGCAATCATTAAATCCTCAAACTTGTGGTAATCCTTGGGATTGGGATACATTTGGTTGCCCAGCTGTATTAAATAACGCTGAAATATCGCCCATCCCTTGGACGCTTGAAGGTCCAGTAGGCATTTGGCCTCCTCTAGCGTTTGCGAGTCCTGCAGGTACGCCTTGTCCTGCTTGTTCTGGGGTAATTCCAGGTAATCCAGTAGCCCCTTGTCCATTTACTTGTCCTGACTGAAATAATTTACTTGCATTCTTAACTCCATTGTCTTCTAAGACACTAATAAGAAGGTCTTTAACATTAATTGTAGCACCTTCGTTCATGAGCTGTTGTTGAACTCCAGGTGAAAGTAGGATGTATAAAGCTTGATTTCTGCCATTTATAGCCTCTTCTGATACTCCAATAGCCATTGATTTAACATCAGGAACATAGTCAAAAGAACCATGTAGGTCTTCTTTTTCAATAAATAACCTAGCTAGTGAGCCATCTTCTGACATGTCTAGTTTAGGTACAACGTTACCTTCTTCATCAGTTACAGGATTTAAAGGTACTTTAGATACGTTTGAGATTACTTCAATCTCTTCTGGAGCCAAACCACCAGGTGTCTGGTCAATGAGGTCAGCTGTTTGAGTGATGACTTCATCAGGGATTTGAGTTTGTGCAAGTTCCATGTTTTTAAGTTCATTTAATATTTCCTTTCCAACTACCCTAATAATGTACTGCTCTTTAGTAGGGTCAGTAAATAAAAACTGTTGGTTCATCTTAATCCAAAATTCCATTATGTCTTTTAAGAACTCTTCTAAATATAATTGGTTGTAGTTATCACGAGCTAACTGTTGTCTTGTAGTAGCTCTAATTTCTGTTGCAGTCTTATCCCCTTTACCAAGTGGGTTCATGGAAGATATTCCCATTGAGTTATCACCCATAGCAACTTGGAAAGCTGACTTTAAGGCTGTATATGAAGTGTTAAATCCAGTAATTGCAGCTGTACCTGATTGGTGTTCTACCACATTATTTGGGTTATCACCTGTTAACCAGACAGCATTAGGCCCATAGATTAGAGTATCTAGTCTGACACCAGCTGCATTATTAGCCACTTTAATTGGTGGCCTCATAGCTAGGTTCATTTGGTCTAAAAAGGCACACAGAGTGGCATTTATAGCCCTATAAAGAGGCAGTACTGACTCAACTTCTGATTCTCCATATACATCATCACCGATTGGATAGTATCTAAGCATAGATACAGGTATTTCTTGTGAATCTAATGGGTTTGGACCATCAAACAAGATAACTCCATGTCTTGGAGAGAAAATAATCTTTCTATCTCTTCTAAATTCGGTAACAATCTCTTGGATTGGGAAGTATAAGTCTTGTCCTACTCTATCTTCAAGACTTCTGATTTGTTTTGTAATTGAGGTGTACCTGTTATCTCTTCTTTCAGGTTTAGGTAGAGTGTCATCTGACCTCATTCTTTGGTTTAACACGTCTAAATTTTTATAAAATGGTGTGCCATCAGGGTTTTTCTTGTTTTCTAGGTCTTGGAAAGTAATCCATTCTCTAATTTGCACCCAGTTAGCATTTTTTATGTGATTCGCTTGGAAGTCAACAAAGACATCTCTGTTATCTAATACCTTAATATCAGGTCCTTCATAGATTTTTCCATCTCTTTCTTGTACGTTCCAGTAGTTTAAAACAAAAGAAGCACCAAATATTCTAGTTTGGATGTCAGAAAGGATAATTTTCTCAAGCATAGTACCTGCAACTTTGGCGTTATCCCATTGAAAATCAAGTAAAGCGTTCATGATTTTAGCTTTAATTGCGTCATTCCCTTCTCTTGGGGTAACTGTACCTCTTAGTTTTCCAGCAAACATACGGGAAGTCTTTTCTAAGATGGTAGTTCTAATAACAGGGTCAGTAACTTTTGATAAGTATGCCCAGTTTGCAGGTAAGTAACCAAAATAGGCTTTAATAATGTCATCCCAACCATTCTTTCTAAGCTTCCTTTTCTCCATATCGTCTTGAGAGAAGGTGTAGTGATACATTACCTCTTCAAAAAGTTCTGGGTCTTGGAAGGTATATTTTGGATTTTTAGGTTTTGCAGCCATGAATTATTAATAATAAACAAATAAGATTAATGCAACTTAGATTTCCCAGTCCTTGAAATTGTTTTGGGTAATAGTTTTATTGTAGTTTAATCCTTCAGCATCAAGTCCATCAATGTTTAAGAAGTAGTACTCCATAGCCCTGGCACCATGAGAATACTCGTCATGGATTGGGTTTTCATTCTGTTGATTAAGTCCAGTTTTCTCAGGGTATCTATAGTTAAGTAAGATATCTCTAAACCTTTCAAGCTTATTTGAAACATATAAAGATGGCATATATTTATGAGTAATTCTAATTTGGTCTTCAATAGATTTGACACTTCTGGTACGGATATAGATTTTATGTTTAGCATATTCTTCAATAGGTGAGGTATTGGTACCAATAGAACGGCTTCGCCCTGCAATATCACCAGTATAAAGACTAGGTTGTCTGTATGGCTTTGACCTTATGATATGGACAAAATGGTCTATAGAGGCGTCTTTTTGCTCGTAATAGTCAATAATACGAAACTCACCTCCTTGTCTTTGAAACCAGATTAAAGCAGTTGGGTCATTAACACCAAAGTCAAAGGACAAGTGTACTTCAAGATTTGGGTCATACTCTAGTTCTTTAAACTGTCGGTCCATACTCCACTCTTTATAAACTTGACCTGATACTGATACAAACTCAGCTAAATACTCTTGTCTGAAAGAATCTTCACCAACTTCTAACTTTGCCTTATCAATTTCATTTGGTTGAAGGAATGGGTTGTCGTAAGAGGTAAAGGTAAAAGACTTGTAGTCGTCATCTGATAACTGTTTATTGTACAAGTCAAAGAAGTGTCCATAACCTTTAGGGGTTGAGATAAAAAGACCCCCTCCTAGGGTATCTGTTAACGCTGGTCTTAATACCTCGTTCCAGATGTAGTTCCAGTTTCTAATACTTGAGATTTCATCAACAACAAGGAAGTGGATTTTGTTACCTCTAGCCGATTCAATATTCTCAGCACCCCTAAGCCATATCTGAGAGGGTTCTCCTGTTGAGGACTTTAAATATATCTCAAGCCTAGATTCATTAGGGTCTCTCGCCCACAAAGACTTAGTTTGATTCTTAAGTTCAGTCCAAGCAATATCTCTGGCTTGAGAGATAGTAGGTGCAAAATAGATAGACTTAGAACCTGGAATCATTGATGCTGTACGAATCATTTCAGCAATAGCTAAAACTGTTTTACCAAACCTACGTCCAGCATTAACAACTCGAAACCTCTTAGGACACCAAAATACCTCTGACTGTTTAGGGTGTAGTTTTATTTCTTGTAGGTTGTTATTGAGATTCATCTGGTTTCTGGCCCCACCACTCATACTTCTTGGAGGTATCTTCAGGTAGTACGATATTTACTTGCGTGTTTTGTTGTTTAGTTTCTCCTTCGTTACCATAGCCTCTATCCTTTAACAGAGTTTTAGCAAGATACAGGAGTAACTGGGAATCACCTTCTTTAGCTTTCTTGATAAGGGCTGATTCAACATCATCTTTAAGAGATTCTTTAGCAAGTGCTAGTTGGTAGGTTAGTTCTGGATATTCTCTTTGCCATCTGTAAAAGGTTTCTACTGATATTTTCAGTTTGTTACAGGTAGCAGTAACTTTGAAATTGTTACGTATATAGGCATCTACAATCTTTTTATTATTAAGTTTTCTCTTCTTGTAGGCTACTCTGTATGCTGGTTTTTTGTTAGTTTGGAATAACAAGTCTTTTGGTTCCATAACTCCTAGTATAGCAAAGGGAGGTATTTTAACATATCCCCCGTAGCTAATAGGGAGGGGTAGGTATACTCAGCCCATCAGGTATTATAGAGTTAATACCACCCCTCTTTATTTTTATATCATTCCTTATTAGGTTTGTAAGCTACTTAGTTTAAAAAAAGGAAGTAAATATCTATGAAATTATCACTACGCTCCTCTCCACCGACCCCCATGTTTTATGGCGAGGGGTGGGGGTATAACGTTATATTTTTAAAAATGTGGATAACTTGTCAACTAGTATTTTTTTTTTTTTATGCTACCTATTCGTGATATCAATGTTAAATTGCCTGAGTACATTTTGTTTTGCAATTTAGTTGTTTTCTGAAAACTCATGTTATAATCTATAACTAGTAACTTAGCAGTCATTTTCTCATAGCATTTGAAAAATAAAACATAGACATGTAATTTGTAAGAAAATGTTATATTTTTTGTTTCTCAGAAAAAATGTCTAATGTTTCAATGTTTTAACGGTTTATAAGTTTCAATTAATTGAGAGTAAATAAGTGCTTGACATGGTTAAATATCTATGTAATAATAACTATAGTAAAAAGTTGTAAAGGATAAAAAAATGAATAACAAAAATATTCAAAAAATAATGTTCGGTAAGAGTATAAAATTAATAATTGATAACCTTGACAAAAATCAAGATAATCAATTTACACTAAAGTTTTTAGATGCTTTATTAAGTTGCGACTTTAGAGATGTTCATGGCATTTTAACCGATATCGATAACAGAGCTGTATTTGATAGAACATTTTTAGAACTAGATATAGAATTAGGCGTTATTGATATTCTAGTAAATATTGTTAATGTTTTAAATTCTAATGATAGAGATGAGGCAATTAGAATTATTAATAATGTTATGTGCGATTTTGGTATTGATTTAGAGTAAATAGTAAAAAGTTAGTAAAGGATAAAAATAATGGATAATTTTCAATTATATATTTATTTTCTTATGGTGCTCAATGTATCTAGTTTAGCGTTGATAGTTTTTGATGATAACAAAAATATTTATAAGTGGGTGTTTTTCTTATCATTTGGTGTTTTGTGGTACTTATTCACCAGTATCTAGTTACAACGGTTCAATGGTTCAATTAGTAAAAAGTTAAAGAAAAGAAATAAAAATGACATTAGAAAAAAAATTAAATAGTTATTTAAGCAACGATGTTTTAATCACAGAATTAAAAAAAGCAGTTATTTTGGATATTCTAGATACAGAAAAAGAATATCAAGAAAATTATATTCGCGATGTATTGCAACATGGTTGCCAGTCGGGTATTGTTACGGGATTAATCTATTATTCAGATACAGAAAAATTCGCTCTGAAACATTTTGATGACATTGTGGAATTATACCAATGTTATGCTGATGATTTTGGTACTGATGGTTTACCTAATCCAATGCTAGAACATAATCCGTTAAATTGGTTGGCGTGGTTCGGTTATGAAGAAACAATGCGTGAATTAGCACGTGAATTGGATATTGAATAGTATTTAATAGTAAATAAAGTTATAGGAAGAAAAACAAAATGAAAAAAATAATTAAAGAGTATGAAGTATATAGTTTTGATGAGTTAACACCAGAAATTCAAGAAAAAGTTATTGAAAATAATTATGATATCAATATTTTTGGCGACTGGTACGAATTTGTTTTTGATGATTATGCAGAAAAAATTAAAGAAAATTACGGTATTGAGATAAACAACATTAATTTTTCTGGATTTAATTCGCAAGGTGATGGGGCGTCATTTGAGTGCAACATACATGTAAAAAATTTCTTAGAAAATAATCCTGATATCGTGTCTTCTGGCATGTTAGAAAAAATAAATACGCTAAGAGAGTATTTGAAAAGAGATGAAGATTTATATATTGCAATTAAGCGTTCATCTCATCATTATTGCCACTCTAGAACTATGTGCGTGAATTATGATGATGTTCTACCAGATGTTAGCGTTGCAGAGTATGAGGCAATAAAGGAACTAGGCGCGTACTTGCTCAATAAAATGCGTGATAATGCAGATGATTTGTATGATGAATTAGAAAAAACCTATGATATCTATACTTCAGAAAAAGAAATTGCAGAAACATTAAGAAATAATGTATACGAATTTCTTGCAGACGGTTCTAGGTTCTAAACTAGATAATTAAATAAATTATGCCACTTGCAATATAGTGGCATTTTTTATACCTATTTGTTGGTAAAATGAGAAAAAAAGACGCTTTAAAATCAATTTATAGACTAGAAAAAAAGAAAAATGACTCCTTACCCGTTTAAATTAATATCAAAACTATTAGATTACATTGTGTTATCAATTAAATACCATTTTTATATCTATATATCACTTTTTATACGCCATTTTAAGCGTTGCAATTATTCAAATGGGATATTATCCCGTTTTTCTCATAAAGTCTTTTTAAAATCCATTTTAATGCGTATTAGATATATATCTATTCTAGGTACTGCAGTCAATTTTTTAATCTTTAGATAAACCTTCAGCAAGTTAAATTTTTAATAACTTTTTCTTTTTTCTTTTCTCAAATTGCAACTTAAAAATCTGATATTTTTCTAATTTCAAAAGTGGTGTGCCAAGTGGTGAAAAATGATATTGCAATTTGAAAACCAAGTGAAGTGGGAAGTGAAGTGGCAAGTGGTTTGCCTTGTATCTACCAAGTGAAGTGGGAAGTGGTATGTTAAATAAATGAGTGCTTGACAAATGGTGTGCTATGTGGTTCAATAGTTGTAGTAGAAAAGTTAAAGAAAGGATAAATACGACTTTATGCCAAAGTTATTAAAGTTAATAACAAACTCTAAGTTTTCTAAAAATAGAAAATGTAGAAAATGTAACAAAGACAGAAATCATAACGGTGTAAGTTCAAATGTTTGGTTTTGTAATGATTGTAGACCAAACAAAGTAAAAAAGTTAAAGAAAGGTAATCTATGGAACTAGAAGTATTTGATAGTTGGACTATTGATAGGCGACTAAAACAATTAAGAAAAATTGACGAAAACGACAAAATCCTATTTGTTGATTTTGATAGCGAGTTAGGTGATTTGATATTTCAAAAAAAGATTTTAATTGATGAAATCAATGACGCTTGGACTAGTGGTGAATTTGATGGTGAGCGTGGTAAGTGGTTTATCTTTGAGCAAGAGAAAAAAGAAGAAATTTACCAACTGAATAAAGTAATTAAAAAGTTAGAAAGGGAACTCAAATGAAAGTTTTAATTGATAGGATAAGCAAAAAACACCAAGATAGTTTTTGGTATGACGGACTTATTGCCGAGTGTAATGGGTACAGTCTATACGCCACAGGTGAGATTAAAGGCGTGTTTGATGGCAGTACCTTATACGGAACGCAACTGGTTTATCTGTTGGAAGGTTTAGGGTACACCGACAAAGACCTTGAAAAGGTTGATTTCTACGACAATAACTGGTTTGAGATATTTTATCCAGACGGCGAGAGTTATGTGCCAGATAATCAAGGTTATGACGAAGTATTAAGTGAGTTTATTGAAATTGCAAAGGAACAAAAATGAAAGTTAAAGAATTAATTGCGATACTTAGCGACCTAAATCCAGACGCTAAGGTGGTTATAGGTAAAGATTACGAACTCAACCGACTGTATCCCGAAGTGTTTGTTGAAGTTTTAGAATTTCATAAGGGCGAACCTACAGGTGAAGTTGAGTTAAATGTTGATAATGTCGCAAATATCAAGACCATAGTCATAAGTGGGCAAGGGGAATATTTTGCCTAAAAACGGTGATTTGAGAGTGTAAAGTAATTGCTTTACCAAGTGGTTTGTTTGAAGTATGAATAAAATACAGGATTTTAGGTACAGTAATAACTGACTAAAATCACAGACGCTATAGGTTGTGTAAAAATGTGTACCAAAGGATATTGTTGTATTTACAATGTCGGGTATCAAAAATATTCATATTTCAAGGTGCATTTTGGAGTTGAAAAGTGGTGTGGCAAGTGCTATATTAGTTTTAACAATTTAATAACCCGAGATTGCGAACTCGGTTTTTTGGTAAAGGTAGGCTTTTATTTAAGTCTGTTTTTTGTAGTGGTCGTTTGGTAAATCGCAAAAATCTACCTTACCGCCAAGCGCTCACTACAAAGGGCAGACTTTTTTTGTCTCCCAGAAAGGTTTTTATGAACACTTGCAAAGAGTGTGGTTCAAAAAAATATGTATTAAGTTTTCTCTCTTACAACCAAGAAGAATTGATTAAGGATAACTTTTGTATAGAGTGTATTTTAAGAAAAATGAATATGCTTTTTGGTGATAATACCCAGCAAATAATCAAAGATTTTTTTGAAATCAATGAACTTCAAGAAAACATAGACCTAAAAAAAGGTAATTTAGCGTGGAAAATTAGGCATATCTTATGCCAAGAGCATATGAGCATAGACGAAGCAAAAGAATTTATTTACGGAGTAAGTTATAAAGCACCATCTAGCGATAGTGGTGAAGAAAAAAGTGAAGATAAATAGTATTTACAAGTGGGGTCGCAAGTCCCCACTTTTTTTAAGAAAGGATAACAAATGAACGAATTAGGAAATTTACTCAAATCTCTTAATGGCAAAAAAATTGCCTATGATGTTGTTTATACCAAGATAACAGGCAGATTAACAGCAGGGGTAATGCTATCCCAAATAATGTATTGGTATTCAGTAATGGGGGGTCGGGAATTTTACAAGAGTAATGAAGAGTTGTGCGAAGAAACAGGTTTATCAATAGATGAACTAAAGAGTGCCAAAAAATTATTAGAGAACAAAGGGTTTATCAAAGTGGAACTAAAGAGTTTGCCAAGAAAAACTTATTACACCATTAACGAAGAAGTTTTAATAAACGCACTAACAAGTGGGTGGAAATCACACCAGCCAGTTGGTGGAAATTCCACCGACTGTATGGTGGAAATTCCCCCTACTACCTCAGAGAATACTACAGAGAATAAAACAGATATATATATAGAGAAGAAATCTAAAAAACAAAAACAGAACATTTTAGAAAGCACAGAACATTTAGAAATTCTTAACTACTACAATATGCTGTTTTCTTCTAACAGACCAAGTAAGGATAAAAGTTGGTATGAAAATGCAGATTATTGGTTGCAGACATATACTCTTGATGAGATTAAACTTGCTATAAAGAACTGGCATACTTACCCCCATTGGTCTAAAAAAGATGGGAAGATAAATGGACTAACCTTTTTATTCAGAAGATTTAATACTGCAAGAGAAAAGGTAAATTACATTGACGAAATGCTTAAACTTGATATGAAACCAACCGTTGAAGATAAACTAACTCAAAAGCAATTAATTGATAGCAAATGGGAGGAGATGTACAGAAATGCTTACTAGCCCAAGCAAAGAAACATTAAATGAGTTACTAACTAAATATGTGGAATTAGGGTGGGTAATTGTTCCTTGCGACATAAAAAAGATACCACTCAAGCAATGGAGAGAGTTTAATAGCATTGGAGAAATAATAAAACCAACTGTAGAGCAGTTATTAAGTGATATCAACACAACACTTAGGGGAAGAGTTGCTGGTTTAGGTGTAGTTACTGGAGAACACTCAGACTTATCTGTTATTGACCTTGATACCTACAAAGACAGCACTAACTTTGATGCGATTAAGAAAATTTTATTGGAACTAGATACACCAATAGCACAGACTGGTGGTGGTGGGTATCACATTTACTTTAAATACAATGAAAGTATTAAGACAAAAGCAAATTTAACAAAAGGTTTAGATACTAGGGGGCAAGGTGGTTTTGTTGTATTACCACCATCACAGCACCACACAGGAAACTTTTACCATTGGATAAAATCACCTTTTGATTTCCCACCAATAGACCTGCCAGATACTTTGTTTGCTAACCTGCCAAAGGAGAAAGAAACCAATTTTCAACCAATTAACCAGAAATTCCAATTATTTGATTACAACAAAACTTATACTCCAGGGGATAGAGATAGTGCAATGTTTTCTATGGCAAGGTCGTTAATTCAAATGTTACCAAAACACAGACTTGCTGACGCTGGGTACTCGCTGTTTGCATCATGGTGTAAGAGCCATATTCAAGATGAAACAGGTGAAATGACCAATGAAAAGTTTTTAAGAGAGAAGTTTGCCCACGCTCTAACTTATGATGACCTAAACAAGTCTTTACCATCAAATATAACTGACTTGCTTAATGACCCTAAAGTTTTTGAGAACCTGTTTAAGCAAGATAGGTTTGGAATACCGATTGGTTATGACAAGATAGACAAGAAAACTGGGGGTATTTTAGGAAGTTCCCTAACAATTTTGGCGGCTCAAACTGGAATTGGTAAGACAATAGTGTTTTTAAACTTTCTTGAAAACATATCTAAGTTAAAAAAAGTTGCGTATCTTGACCTTGAAAACGGAGTTAATGAAACTTTAGAAAGATTAATTAGGATTAAATACAAGATGACCAAAGAGTATTTTACCAACCCTAAAAACCAAGAAGAAATAGTTAAACTAAGTTCAACAGGGTTTGAAAACTTTTCTTATGTATCTTCACACGAAAAAATTAGAGATAGAAAAAAGTTAGATTACAAACTAAATGAATTAGTTGATAAAGGTGTTGAAGTATTTGTTATTGACCCACTTCAAATTATTGATGGTGGGCAAGATTTGGTAGTGTCTGGTGAAATAGTCAAAGATTTATCTGATTTCTCAAAAAGATTTAATGTTGCAGTAATGCTGTGCCACCACTTTAAAAAACCACAGGGTGCTGGGGGTAAGTTTATTAAATCTGTAGATGATGTTGCAGAGCATCAGTTTTTAGACCCAACTATGGAGGATATTAAAGGTGGTGCAATAATTACCGACACAGCTGAAAATGTCTGGGCAATAACTAGAAATGTTTTATCTGATGACCCATTAGTTAAATCAAGAATAATTCTAAAAATAATGAAGTGTAGGAACAATGCCGAAGCACAGGGACTGTATGGACTATTCTTTGACCATCAGACGCTACGAGTATATGAAACCCAAGAGCAGTTAAGTTTTTATTTTAAAGGGTCTATGTATGACTCTTACATGAAAGGATAAATATGTTATTTGAAGAAACTAGGTATAAACCAAAAGAGATATGGGAGAAGATAGACGAAGATAGAGAGAGTATGAGAGGTAAGCACGAGATACTTAGGTTTCTATTTGCTGATTTAGATGAACCGTACTATGCAGTTGCTAGTGATGGTAAAAATGTTGTTATTAGAACAGTCCAATACCCTAACGGACACCTAAAGGTAGTCTTTATGATTTACTCAAGACTGTCATATTACAACTCAGAGAAGAATTATGTTAAAGGAATGCTTGACAGGGTAAATAATTAGTGCTACATTAATAATATAGTAATAAAGTTAAGAAAGGTTTTAACTATGCAAAAAGTTAATATGCAAACTTGCTGGGAAATCATCAACGAGTGTACCACCAAGCAATACGATACCAAAGTTGAATTTGGTACATTGTACTTCTTTTTATCCGAGGAGGATTTCAAACATGTCTTCGAACATCAAGACATAATCAGAACTCTTATCTCCCCTAAGTATCAAATTATGTTTTATGACTTCGGTATGAAATCTGTAGTTATAACACTAACAAGGAACTTACTATGAAACAGGTAATCCTAAACTTCTATGTAGAAGTAGATAACTATAACCAAGAAGAAAACTATTTCGGTGAGATTGTAGACCAACTAGGTAATGTCATTTATGACCACTATAACGCTCTTAAATCATTTGCTTTCAGAGAAGATATGGTTTTTGACTTGTATAAGAAGTGTGCTGAGTACGGTTTTGACATTAAACAAATCAATGACGAAACCTTTGTATCTAGTTATTCGGAGGAAATCTAATGCGAGAGTTAATTCTTGCTATGTCATCTGGTATCTTGCACCACGCAATATACGACTATCTGTGTAGTAGGTACATTTACAGGAACAAACTAACATTTGCTTTGTTTCTGGTAATTACTTTTGTGAACACCGTAATACTTATTTATTTATTGAAAGGACTATAAATGTCAAAACAAAAATTAGGTTTGAACATATCATCAGACCCTGTATTTATTTCTGTTCCCGAAGCATCAAAAAGATTTGGGTACACAAGAGGTGCTATCTATAACATGACCAAGGCAAAAAAGATTACCTTTAAAAATGTTAAAGACGGTGTTTATGTATCTGCTTCCGACTTAGAAAAAAGATTTGAAGCAAATAAAAACAGGATTAAGAGTAATAGAAAAGCAAAAAGGGTAAACAAAGTAGTATCAAAACCTCAGGAAGTTCATGTTATCAACACTAACTACGAGGGAATTGAAATAACAGTAATTGTATTTGCAGGAGTAGTAGGAGCAGTATTGGGATACCTAATTGCAACTTTAACTAAGTAATGAGTAACTGGAACCTTTCATATCTACTAACAGACCTTATAGGCACCAGAGCAAATAGTGTTGGTGAGGTTAGAAACGAAATCTGGGCATCAGACCTAGGTGGCATTATGCTTGATAGGTATTTAGATATGAAAGGTACTCCGTACTCAGACTTACCAGATGGCAGGGGTCTTGCTAACTTCTTTTTAGGAGAACAGATTGAGTCGGGTCTTAAAACAATGCTTGAAAATTTAGGCATTGCTTACACAGACAACGAAAGAAAGTTATACCAAGAGAAAGACTATCTTCCTGTTGTTGCTAAACCCGACTTGATAGTTGAAATCACAGACTGGGAACAGGTTAGACAAAACTTACTAAAAGAAAAAGAAAAGATTAACGAGTTAGAAGAAAAATACCGAGCAAGAGAAACACAGAAACTTGAAAAGAAGTTTGAAGTGTTAAACAACTTTAGAAAAAGATTTCCAGATGGTTTAACTAAAACAATCTTTGAAATCAAATCTGCCTCTACAACGAGTTTTAAGGCACGAAAAGTTGAGGGTGCATCCTTGAACCACAAACTACAACTTCTGACCTACCTAAAGGCGTATAACGTGTCTGAAGGGCATATTATCTATATTGCTAAAGAGTATGGAAACATGCTGGAGTTTGTAGTTAAAAAAGATGACCCAGAACTAAACAAGATTTGGGAAGAAGATGTATCTAAAATCAGTTACTATGTCAAAAATGACATCAGACCACCACTTGTATTTGATAAGACAGACTGGAGATACAAATACTCCAAGTACTTCACAATGTTGTATAAAAATTTATATGAAGGGAAAAAATAATGGAATATATTTTACCTGTAGCAATATTCTTTTTGGTATGGAGAGTTTTATCTTTATCAAAGGAACTGCAAGAATTGAAAATTAAAATAGAAGTAAAAGATAGGTTTGTTGATGCCAACATAGATACTTTGTATAAAAAAACAAGAAGAATTGAAGAAAACAAAATACAGGAGAAACCAATAAAGTATCCTTTTTTCATGAGTTTGCCATCAATAGGTCTTTATAGTGATAAGGAACTAGAAAAAATGAAAATTGAGTATGACAAAAAATGGGAAGGATATGATTATGTGGAATATAAGGAGGAAAACAAATGAGAGAAATTAAGTTTAGGGCTTGGTATAAAAATAATTATAAAAAAACTTCTAAACTGAAATATGATTTTGCAGTTTGGTGTGGTCAGTATTTAGAGATTATTGCCAATGAAAATTTTGTAGGTCCAAATGAAGATTATATCCTAATGCAATACACAGGACTAAAAGATGCCAATGGTAAAGAGATTTATGAAGGTGATATTGTTAAATACTTTGAATGGAGTAAAGAACCAACTTACACAGAAGTTAAGTGGCAAGATGATTTAACAGGGTTCTACCCTTTCGCTGACTCTCCAAAAAACTCTATACGAGATAATTGGTCTATTAATAGTTTAGGTGTTGAAGTTGTTGGAAATATCTATGAGAACCCAGAACTTTTAGAAAGTAATGGACAAGTAAAGTGATATTTGATACAATGATTGAAGTAAAAAGTTACAGAGAAAGGAAAAATTTACATGAGTAATTGGATAAAAGTTGATACAACTTCTAATGAAAATTCTACACACGACTTCAAGGTAAATCCTGAAATAACAGGTATCTATGCTGGTCAAAAGACTAACCTAGGTGCTAATGGTTCTACTCTATACGAAGTCAAAACACCGACAGGTATCGTATCTTTCTGGGGTTCAACTGTGATAGATAATAAGATGAAGCATGTTCCACTTGGAAACGAAATTCTAGTTAAGTTCTTAGGTGAAGTTAAAAACGACAAAACCAAAAGAACCTACAAAGATTTTGATGTGTTCCACAAACCAGCATCTAAACCAATGGATGCAGTTTCTTTTGAAAACGATTGGTCTAACCAGTAGTTTTCTGACCTGGTATTATGATGCCAGGTTACTGTGCAAGTTGCTTATGACTATATATTGAAGGTCATAGGGAGGTAAAAATTTAAACTTTAGATTGTCTTTAAACACAACCTTTACTTTAACGCCTCTACTACAACTTGCCCAGTAATTTGGTATCATAACAACATGGACAAAGTAAAAGAGTTCCAACATTTTTTAGAAGTTCAACTAGACGAATTAACCCGAAGCATTGTTTTTAATAGAAACCCTATTTCCATTGAATTTCATAAGGGAGATTTTTATTCCAAGATGGTCAATGAATTTGTTAGACTTAACGATTTACCACAGGAAATAATTAACCCAGACATCCCTAAAGAAGAATTAGTTGAAGTTGCAAAGCAGATTAGAAGATATAACCGAAGCAGACACAAGGTTTCAAGGAAACCAAAGTTAAAGCAAATGTGATAAAATATAGTAAATCGTGAAGGATTTAAAGAACGTGGGTAGTATTTCGGGCAGGAACTACCCGCTTTCTTTTTGTACAATAGTACGCCTCCCTAATATATAATATAAATAATTCTTTTGTCAAAACTTCCACCTAAAAATAATAAATTCTAAATTATTACTTTAAAACCATAGGTGGAGTTGTTAAAATAGATATGCCATCTTAGTATCTATTTTTTTCTTCTCTCTAAGACAAACCGTATTAAGATGGCACTAAATTACTTCTTCTTAATGGCATCCCTTAAGGTATAACCAATAAGAGCTGTAGTAATCATGTTGATTGTTTCAACTAACTTATCATCGATGTATCCTTGACTTGCTAATATAGCTACAACAATAGAAAAACCTGTAATAATTTTAGTTTTGTTTCCATCAAGTGCAGACATATCAATTAAAGGTCTTGGTGTTTCTTTAACTGGTTCTGTATGAGTGTGTGCTGGTATTGGTTCTGGTGCTACAACAGGTGTTGGTGCAACTACAGGTTCTGGGGTGTATACAGGTGCAGGTGTAGCTTCAGGAACGTTTCTTTTTGGTCTAAACCATCCTGTTACATGGTCGTAAGGGTGGTTTACAATTCTACACTTTTGTATCCCAGCCCAGTTCTGCTCAAATGCTTTAAAGTTCATAACATCCCCCTCAACAAATATCCCTACATGACCATGAGGACCTACACCTTGGTTCCAAATGATTACATCACCAGGCATTGGTACAGCTGTAGGGTCATTAGGAATTGTTATGAAGTTTGGGTTGTTTTTAGCATAACCAAAGTTTTGATAAGCTGATGCCACAGGAAACTGCTGAATAGGATTTGGGATATTCCATACTTCAACACAGTATTGATTGAAGGCATCCTGGCATTGACCTCCGTATCTTTTATCAAAGTCTATAGTTTTACCATCATATTTTTTAATAAATTCGCTTAGGGTCATTTCTTTTCTTCTTCCTTTTTATCGTCTTTTTTAGTAAGTAGCATTCCTGATAGTGTTCCTGTTAGGAAGGTTGCGATAGGACTAATTAAACTAAATAATCTCTCATCATTAGGGCTTGATTGGTTCATTGGTTGCTGAACAAATACTAATGAATAAAGCACTGTAAATACTGTTCCTGTAAGCATTAGAACTAAACAAACTCCTATAATGAACCTTAATGTTTCTTCTCTTTCATTTTTCATTTGTAATTTCTTTCTGTGGGATAGTTTCAACTTCTCCGATTAAATACTCAACACAATACCCATTGACCTCACACAAAGGTTTCTGACACATAGGTAAGTGATATTTAGCAGGGTCTTGGCATTCATATCTGTATTGTTTTTTGCCATACATAATCATTGCAACAAATAGAGATGCAAAAATAATTATTGATGTGCAGGTAAGAATTTTTATCTTCATACCTTAGGAATAATAAATTTTAAGATTTTTTTAAAGATTTATATTTTAAAACTTCGTTTTTAGCAAAGTAGGTTAGGTATACAAACAGATTAACTTTTCTGTTTTCTTCCTCGTACTTTTTAAGTCCACGAGCAATACCTACCTCAATAGGTTCTTTTAAAGAGTCAGCATCAAAATCATCATCTTCAAAAACTAATGCTAGATAGTCAATGTAATTTTGGTGATTAAAATTTGTGTTAAAAACGTCTGGTTTCATAATTGAAATAGGGGACATTTAAAGTCCGTCCCCAAGACTGTTGTGGTTAGAACCACCAGGCGAGGCCCTTCTTCTGCTTGCGTTCGATACGTTCGTCGAGTTCGCCCTCGTTACAAGCATCCACATGACCCTGATGCTTGACTTCTGCCCAATCGTCCCGTGAAATACCACAGAACTTAGCGGCCTTTTTGTCGTTAAGGCCTTCGCCATCACCCTCTTCGGGTTCGGCAATTTCCTCAGCCAGAACCAACCAGTTGAACCAACCCATGATAAACCTCCTAATATGGATTTGGGTTTGTATATACCCTTTCGGGTAACTATATTATCAATTATCACTTGATATTTGTCAAGAGATTATTTACCTAAGAAATGAGTAAAAGCAAATTGGATTGCCATTGCAATTCCTATTGCTATAAAAATATATTTTTGGATGCCTTCTATTTTTCTTTCAATAGCAGGTAGTCTGTGTTTGACTACATCATCCAAGTTTTCCTTGATGTTTTCAACTTTCTCTTCAAGCTTTGCCATTCTTTCATCCAATTTCATATTATGTTGTACAAGAAAGAACCTCCCTGTTTAATTGCTGGGTTAAAAGCAGCTTCTACATATGTTGTTGTAAATGAAGTTGAGTTGTTCCAGCTTGAGGTATAACTTCCAGCATCATTAGTAAATATTCTATATCCTTGAGCGCAACTTCCTCCTGTACTTACAAACCTATCAATCACAGTTTGTCCTGCTTGTGGCTCTAATTGTCCAGGAAATAGATTTTGTTCAGTAGAAATTGAGTCTATAAATAAACCAAAATCAGGAACTGTAATAGCCCCTGTGTAACCTCCAGATGTAACTCCAACACTTCTTGTTGTAGATAAGGTATCAAGATTTTTTACATTATAAAAAGAAATAGCAGTTGCAATGTGGGGGATTGCGTTACTAAATACTCCATAAATTGCATGAGTACCTACTGGAGGGTTGATTTGATAGCCAATAATATGGGTGTGATTATTTGTATATCTTTCAACAGCTGTTGTAAAAGGTTGTCCTGCAAAAGTTAGATTTGAAACAGTAATTGATTGGTTGTTAGCAGTCAGAATAAAGAAAACTACCCTATTGTTATATGGCCCGATTGTTAAATTACCGTCTACTGTAAAGTTTGCGTCCTGTTGAACATACTTATTATCGTATTGAACCGTATCAAACATTATAGATTTGAACCAACAATAACCCCATCATAGTATCCAGATGCTGTGCAAAGGAAACCAAACAAATCAGTTTTTGATGCTGTTGAGGCTAAGGTTGGAGTTGTACCTCCTGCCCATAAAATAGTTGAAGGGAATACTACTCTTCTTCCACCTGTTGAGTCTTGTGTAAGTCTTGTGATGATTGCTTGTCCTGACACAGGATTTGCAAAAGAAAGAGTTGTTGTTGCATTAGATAAAGTTAATGAGTGTATGTTTGAATAAGCCCAATCAAAAGTTGATGTAGCAGTTGAGATAAACTTTTGTTCTACAGGGATATAGGCTCTGTTTACCATAGTTGCTGATACCAAAGATGGAGCGTATGAAGTTGAGTTAGTTAAAGTAGTTGAAGCTAGTGAAGCCCCAACAAGTACTCCTGTTGCGTAATTTAAAGTAACTGAAGCAAGTGAGATATTAGCTAATGTTTTATGAGTACCATCAGCATTGTGTTGTTCTGTAATGACATCATTTAAAGCATCCCCCCAAACAACATCAGGAACAAACTCAACGATTGCTCCGATTGAATGGTCTTGTGCTGTAGTACCCCCAAGTCCTCTAGTTAAACCTGTAACAGTTGAACCAGATACACCTGTAAAAGAAATGTATTCAGTAAGAGCAGGGGTTAGATTTCCATTAACATCAACCCTATCTACAACTAAAATACCAGGTATTGTAGAAGATGCTTGTAGGTCAGAAGTAACTGAGGTAGTGAAAGTTATTGTTGAAGTTTCACCAGTAGTTAGGATATTTTGCAATACCTTCTGAACTGCGTTTTTTAATGGAACGTTATATAGATTAGCCATAGTTTAGTAATAATAAAGAAAAATTAACAAGTCAATTAAATTCTAAGTTGTGAGGATAATGAACCTTCTGGCTGTAGTGTTGCAGAGATTTTGATATCTACAACTTCAAAGTTAGTTTCAGCATCAACTTGAGTTATTTGAAACTGTACATTCCTACCAGTTTTGTATAAGGAAGACCATCTAATAATATCTTGTGGCTGTGGAGTTACGACATTAGTATTTGATGTACCCCAGTTATGGCTACCCCAAAGGTCTGTACCCCATCCTGTTCCACCACTTGAACCTGTGAGTGAGAAAGATTTAACTGCTTGTCTAAGTACTCCATCACGACCTTCATAAATGATTGAAACATTGATTGTACCTGATACATTTCTAAACAAGATATTTAACAGTTCTAATGTTTTTAAAACTGACCAGTTATCAAAGTCATCTTTTTTAGTCTTTAATGTTTTAACTATTGCCTGACCACTATCTGATTGATAAGAGGCACTAAAGTCCCTAACAATACCATCATCACATCCAGCAAGGTAATAGTTTTTACCAGTATCGTCTACATATTCAATCCATTGCGTGATACCAAATGGTGTCTTCCAAGGACCCATGAAACACGCCCTCTCGTAATCGTAAACCATAGTGTCTTTAGTTGAAGGGAAAGACATTAAATATTTGTAGTCCATGTATCCTGATGCAACATTAGGCAGGTCTGTTGATGGAACACCTTGAACATAAGGTCTAATTCTTGCTGACACTTCAGCAGTTCTAATTTGTGATAGGTAACTTCTTTCAGCACCAACAGTTTGTAGTCCCTGTCTTCCAAAGTAGAAGGTGTTGTTTTGAATATTAACAATGCTTCTAAATGAGGTAGCACCAACAGGAGATACAATCTGTACCTGTGGGTTTAAGATGCTGTAGTTACCAATATCTACATAAGATAGTGTTACAAAGTACACAGCATTCTCCATAAAGACTAAGATGCCGTTAGTTGAAAGACCCCCAAGACCTGATTGTCCTAAGACTTCAATACCTGTAATTTTATCTCCACTATCAGGAGCAATACGAATATACCCACCACCATTTTGCCAGTTAAATCTGTCCTGGTATGGGTATTTACCAGAAATCATAACCATTGTTGGGTCTGTAGGTATTCCTGCAATGACAAGTCTGTCATCAAATCTTTTAATAAATTTAGCTTTAACTCCAGCAGTTGTATCAGCAGTTGGGGTAAATGTTGAAGACTGTGGGTTACCTTCATCTCTAAATGTTGTAACTGTTGGACCTACTGTTGCAATGAGTGTTTCATCACCAGGTAATCCTGCATAAATTCCAAATCCTTTTAGGTTTATAGATGCAGTAGATGGCTGTGTCCAGGTTAAGTTTGCTATAAACTGTTCTCTGTCAAAAGACATGTTAGCTAAAGTAACAGAAGTAGATGGTAAGGTTTCACCAGTTTGAGAGAAAGCAGTAATTCTATAACTCCATACAGCAGTACCTGTGGCACCTGATACGAAAGTTACAGCAGTTAAAGATGGTCTTGAAATGCCTGTATAAACAGAAATATTTGTTCCATCATACCTGCATAGGTTTGTGTTCTCTGACACAATGTACTGATAGTTTGCAATTTGAGTTGAGTTAGTAATTGAACCCGAAGCAAATGAAGCACCTGTAATAACTGTAGTTGAAGTACCTGACTTCTTTCTTAAAAATCCAGTATCAGTTACAACAAGTAGTTCATTAGAGCCATTTTGTATATTTTCATACTTCTCAATCATTCTGATTGTTGTAGAACCTGTTGAGAAGTAAGTTCTTGAACCCCATCTACCTGTAACAACACCCTCTCCAATTAGCATTAAGTTATCAGCTTGTGCTAATTCTGTTTTCTTAATTTCTGTTGGAGTGTAGTACAGATTTAATCCACCTGCAAAACCATCATAGGTTGATTGGTACCTTGGCTGTGGTTGATAGCTTGGTTGTCTAGTATTTAATATAGGCATTATCCATCAACTCCTATTGTGAAACTGTTTGTATCTATTGGTATTCTATTAACCTTACCAAATGGCACATTCTGTTCCTCAATAGCGTTGGATAACATCCTTTGAGCATCTGCTTGTAGTAATGGATACCTAGAATCACCTCTAGCTTGAAATACCATAGCTGACACTCTTTTAACTAGGTATTGAGATGCAGAAATCGGAACGTAATCAGTTGTTGTAGCAACAGAGGATGGGAATGACATGTAATCAATAACTGCTGATGCCCCACTTGCTAATGGAGGATTTACAATCAACTGTTTATTTCTAAAAGTATTCATAAGGTAGCAGTATTTATCAGTAGCATCTTTAGAAAATCTATCTCTTGCATCTATAAGTGGGTACTCGGTAGGTAAATTTCCTGTATCTGAGAAGCTGTATAGAGTAGATAAAGGCTCTCTAAAGTTTGTAGGTAGGTCTATAACACCTGTTGAAGCTAGAGATGGCCCTAAAGGTAAAGAAACTCTTAGGTCTTTCCAAGTGTAACTGTCAGCCCACTCGCCTAAAGCGTCATTAGTAAATTGGATTCTAACTGCAAGGTCAGTACCTGTTGGAAGTACAGCTTCTTGTTCAGTTAAAGCACCAACTGATTTAAGTATTGTGGCTACGTCATAGAATACGGTCATACATTAGGAATAATAAATTGTTGGAGTGATTTCAACTAAGAGTTTGAAACTTCTTCAATAGAGTCAGCTTTAATTTCAACCTTAGCTTCATTTGCTGATTGTATAACTATTTTAAAAGCATTTTGAATTGCTTGGTGGTCTTGGAGGGTGCCTCTATACTGTGCAAGTACATTTGAGATTAGCTGTATTGCTTCTTGTAAGTTAGCATTCTGTTGCATCTTTAAATAACCCTTTCTCTATAAGTTTAGCATAAAGTTGTGGTTCAATGTCTTTGGTTTCATCAAAAGTAAAATCTTCATCATTAAAAACTTCTCTGTTTCTATCAACAAATTCGTTGCCATTTTCAAAAGACTCTTTAGATACATACGAAGCAACTTTTAAATTGCAAATTTTTCTTTCGTAATCAAGTCTAAGTATTTCGTCAATAATGTGAAAACTTCCTGTAGTTCCATTTGGTAATAATATTTCTTTACAAAGTGCCATATATTCCTTTCTTAAGCATTATATAAATACAACCATTTAAAAGTGCCGTTAACTGCAACCCTTACTTTGTGTGAAAAAGTAGTAGCAGTAGATGAAGCTATAATTGGGTTACCTGTACCGATAGTTGATACAAAGTTAATAAATTCTTCTGATAAATCAGCCTGGTCTAATTGAAGTACAGGGATTGTAGCTGTTGTAGATTCTTGGTCTATATCAAGTTTTGCTGTTGGGTCTACAATTCCAATTCCAGTTTCTCCTGATGGTTCGAATTTCATTCTAAAAACTGCTCCAGCAGTATCATAAATACCAAACTCACCACTTTGAGTTCCGATAACCCATTTTTCAGAAGTACCTTCGTTAAATCCCAAGTAAGCGAGAGTATTATTATCAACATCAGCTAAGGTCATTGACCTAGAAGAGCCTGAACCAGGGGCAGCAACCCCCACTCCAACATGACCAGTAACAATCAAATTATTTGTAGAAACGGTACTTGAGAACGAACCTGTAATACTTTTTATAGCCCCGTTTACATCTAAATTAGCTCCTGGTGTTGTTGTTCCGATACCTACATTTCCTGCGTGATACATTGTTCCACCCTCTGAATAAATTGAAAAATTATTAGTTGCTTGGTTTATATTAGGTAAATTGATTCCCATTAAAGTTCCAATAGTACCTCCTGTATTGACAGTTGGGCCAAACAATTTAACTAAAGTTGCATTATTAACAGTTGAATTATTAGTTACTTCTAAATTAGAAGTTAAAATTTCAGCGTACTCTACAGTTCCCCCACCATTTACTACTAATTGATTTGAGGTTGATTGCATTCCCGAAAGGGTAGTTGCACCAGCAAATCTAATTTTTGCTCTATGAGCATATATTGTTTTAACGCCACCCCCAGTATCTACTAAATCATAGTTTGCACCGATACTATCTCCAGATGTTCCTGTAATTATTTGACTTAAATTATATCCATTAGCATTTGAGGAAGTAGTAACTGTTTGGTCTACAGTACCGTTATGTTTCATTACAAATGCAGCAGAGTTACCCCCATTACCTACGCTGAATCTGATAGCGTTATTAGTAGCTGTATTTGAAGCTGCTGTATTAGCCACTAAATTTAATACATTGTTTGTATTAGTTCCACCAATTAAAGTTTGTCCTCCTGCCCTACCTGTTAAAAACGCATATTGGGTATGCACATCTCCTGTTGTTAATTGCCCTAATTGATTGTGATTTATAGTACTTGGGGTAGAAAGAGAGCCAAAAGACAATGTGCCTACAGAAACAGAAGAAGCAGCAAAAACATTAGAAATAATGATATCAAAAGATGCAGTTGAAGGTAAATATTCTTGTGTTATAGAGTTTAATGGGGCTAAAGAACCTAACGAAGGTTTATTTGTTAGTTGAGCAGAAGTGTAATCTATTGTTGCTTGAAAAGCCAAACTACTTAAACTTGGTTGGTTAGTTAAAGATGTAAAGCTTAACTGATTCATTACTGCTAATGAACCAAGAGCAGGTTTGTTAGTTAATTGTGCAGTTGTATAGTCTATAGTTGCTTGGAAGGCTAAAGAAGATAGACTTGGTTGATTTAATAAAGAAGTAAATGATAGTTGGTTCATTACAGCTAGAGAACCTAAAGAAGCAAAAGATACTAATTCATTTACTAAACTTGCTAAAGATTGATTTAAAAATATACCAGAAGCATTCGCTACAGGTACTTGTCCTGATACTAATGATGTAAATGTAACATCAAGTAAAGAGGCCATAGAGTTTGGTGTGTAGTAATAGGCAAGAGAGTTCCAAGCAGTAGTACCATCTCCAATTTTTAATTTATTAGTATTGGTTTCAAATCCTAGCTCACCTTGTGCAAGGGTAGGATTAACTGATGCCCAGTTTGTTGAATTGTCTCTTCTAATTTGTATCTGCTGTGCCATTATGCATTTCCTCCATTTATGTTTTGGGTAATAAGGTAAACAGTACCTGCACTCCCACCTTCTATATTAGTAAATACCTCTTGATTAGTCCATATAGTGCCGTTGTACCCTAAAAATTGTCCTGTAGCTAAAGAAGTAAAAGAAACATCAGTAAGTGATGCTAGAGCTGATACTGACGGAGGAAGTACAGAAGTCAAAGACCTATTGTAAAAAAGATTTGAAGCACCTGACATAATAATTTGTCCTGATGCTAAAGAAGTAATAGCAACATTATGTAACTCATTTAACTCATAACCATTGATAACATTAACTACTAATGCTCCATCAGTAGTTGCTTTAACAACAGTTCCAACTCTGACATAGTGATTAGGTGCAAGTTGTACCTGATTAGTAAATGCACCTGCTGTTGCTGATGATAAATATAAAGTATCCCCACCTGTGTAAGTTGATAAATCTAACCCTGTTAGTTCCCCAAATGTAGTTACCCAACCTGTTGCACCATTGCCAATGGATTCAGCAGTCATGCCAAGAGTAAATGCAGATGACATATCTGATGTTGCTATGGCTCTTTCAACTGTTGGTGTGTTTCCAGATACTCCATTGATATAAACAACTGTTCCTTTAGCCATTGTTGAGCCTGTTGAGTTTCTTACTCTTCTTGGGAATAATTGCTCCATACCAAGAGCTAAATCAACATTACCCCCAGCCATACCAATAACTACAGTTTGCTGGTTAGCATCCCAGTTCATTTGTCCTTCAACAGTTAGGCTTGAACCTGAATTAAGATTCCACTCAACATTTGAAATATGAGCTGTACCAACTGTTGCAGAAGAGGCAATAAGGTTGTTAGTACGGATAAAATTAGTTGAAATAGTTGAAGAATTAACGATATTAGTTGTTCTAAGAAGTCCAGAAATTGTTGCATTTGAGTTTACTATTAAGTTATTAACTACGAGTGGGTCAGTAACTATAAGTGTAGCAGTAGATATAAGTGCTACATCAGAGTTTCTAAGTTTACCAAGGATTGGGTCAAAGTAAGGAATTATGGTCATGCGTAAGTGTAGCTAGACCGATTATCCCAAGTTTTATTGTATAGGGTTGAAGAGTCTGCCCAGAAAATAGATATTGGATTTGTTGTATTAACTCGCTTAATTTTCCATTTAGCTTGAGAAGTTAAAGTTCCAGGAAGAGCGTACCCTATGTAAATATCAGCACCTACCGAATCTACAAGGATTGACTCATCAGCTTCTCTAACTCTATTGAAAGCTTGACCAGAAGCATCATTACCAATTCTTCCGAACATCTCCCACATCATTAATGCTTCAGGAGAGTTTATTCCATTTCCCATTTTAGATACGCTATCTATTTGGTACATTGGTCATCCTTTCTATATCTCTTTCAATTTGTTGTTTCTGATTTGATAAAAATAAGTATCTGGAGATAGTTTTAATTTGTTTCTCAAGTCCTACAGTACCTAGTCTTGAACCTAAAGATTTGATGTAATAAACAATATCATCCATATTTTGTGGGTTAAAGGTGTTTACATATTCTAAAATTCTATTGATATCGTGTTCATATTTACCAACGTCATAGGAGTTAATTCCAAACATTTCAGCAACTTTCATCTTAGCCATTTCACCAGGAATAACCACATCTTGTGGTTTGGCTTCTATGGTAGTTGTTGAAACTGTTGGTTCAACGGGTAAATTTTTTAAGTCTTCGGCTCCTAGCATAGATTACTAATACTAATTTATTGCTAAATAATCAATTTTTTAGGTAGTCTAACCTTGGAGATAGCTCACCTCTTTGCATCTTATACATCTGCTCAAAGTGGTAGTGGATTGGAGAAATCCTGTGTACCTTTAAGGGGTTAGGCCACCAACCATCATGGTCAAAGCCATAGCACTCGTTAGAACCATCAAGCAGTATCTTGTATCCAAGCATTCTAGCTCTTTCAGCAATATTGGTATTATCATAAGCAAACCCTATCTTATCGTACTCTTCATCCATTCCACCCAAATCATAGATTGCTTCTTTAGAAATAGCAGCCCAGTTTAATTCCCACTCAACAGGTTCTGCATCTCTAACTTCTGTTGAACCATTATGTCTTGGGTCATCCCAAAACTTATTCTCAGGTTTTTTATTGTAGTTAAATTCAAACACAGTTATTAAACCTTTAGGGTCAAAGATATCTTCAGCAGTTGGGGATTTGTATTGATGTCCAACACCTGTAATTAAAGCCTTACCATTATGTTCTTTATGGATGTTGTAGTACTTTTCAAGACCATAAGGTTCAATATAGATGTAGTCTTGAAGACATACAATTAATTCCCCATCACAGTTTTTAAATGCTAAGTTATCAGCTCTTGCAAGTCTTGATAGGTATCCATCTATTGGTAATTGGTTTTGGTCTATGTGTTTAACTCTGTATCCGTCAAAGTGTTTTTTAACTTCTTCTTTTCTTTCGCTATAAAGTCCGTCAACAAAGACTAATTCAAAATCTCTAATGGATTGTCTTGCCATATTAGCTTTTAAGACATCTAAAGAACCGTATCTGTTTGAAATATATACTAAAGAAATTAATGGGTTATTCATATTTTTTTAGCTTTCACGTGAACACAAGTATCTACTTTAAAATCAACAATTTCAAAACCAGCTTCTGTTATCCATTTGACTGCAAGTCTTGGAGTCCAGCCTGTATAGTGATGGTCAAACTCATCAAGTCCTCCACCATAGGCATAGAGAACTGCTAACTCATCTTGCCCAGCTCTAAGTAACTCAGAGTGGTACTCAAAGTTAGGAACGATAATGTTTAAGATTCCATCTTTTTGCAGACATCTTTTAAGCATTGGTAAGATATGGCTAATTAACTCTGTTGAATGAAAATGTTCCAACACGTGGGATGCTCTAATCTCAGAACATACATCAGACATAGGACCATCAGGAGTATCTCTAAACTTCCAAGCTAATTCTTTGTCTAAATCTCTAATATCACAGACTATATCAATGCCAGTATGTGCAGATATGTCCTGCAAGACATAATCGTTACCAGCTTGGTTTTCACCTTCAGCAGGATTACCAGCACCAATATCAAGTTTCATACCTTTTTTAATTAAATTCATAAATTAAAGTAATCTCCATTCTTTCTAAATAAATCTTTTATCTCTTCAGGTGCTACAAGCCATTTGTTTTCAGGAGTGTGTCTTGCAACTAAATCTCTAGCAAACACACCATACCTGCTTGGTACTAGAAAGTGTATCCACTCAGGAGTTACCCACTCTTTAAAACTTCTAAAGTGGTGCATTGTAACTTTCTCATCAATAATTTTAATAGGAAATGGGTAGTAAAGTAATGGACCAAATTTATATTTAGGATTAATAATTAATGGGTCCCTTTCAACTTCATTTGATACCCCATGGTCAAAATCATAGTGATAGTTAATGGATTGGTAACTCCAATCAAGACCATAATTTTCGTAGTTGGTATTTTGTATCTCGTTCATTATCTTGGTTAAATCTTCTTGAGTAAAAAATTGGTCTACATCAAACTTAGTAACTAGGTCATAGTCTTCAAGTTTGCTCATACCAAAGTTCCAAGCATTAGAAAACATCATTGCAGGATTACTGTCTTCAGGTTCATATGTAAATACTTCAATCTCAGGATATTTTTCTCTAACAATCTGTTCGCTGTTATCTGGCGTAGTTAGGTAGTTATGTTCAATTCTATATGGTTCAAATGGCCTAGTACATTGGATAAAAATAATCTTTTCTGTATGTGGCTTTAGCATCTCAATGTGAGGTACTAAAAATCTTTCCATGTTCCAGTTAAGTATGATTGATGCAATCCTTCTCATTTTTTATTCCTTAAATAACTAATTAAAAAAAACTCAAAATCTTTCCAGTACATAGAAACAACAATGTCTTCTCTATCTTTTTTTGTAATGGCAATAGGGATATGTTTTTCTCTTGCTGCTTCTTTAAGTGCCTTTTCAATCTTAAATGATTTCCCAACCTTGCATTGAATTGATAACTCCCCAGTATTTGCAATGTCATATCCAAGACCTTCTTGATATTCAAGTTGTCTTTTAGCGTCAGGGAAATATGGTTTAAGTAGGTTAGCAACATCTCTTTCAAAGTTATGTCCTTTTCGTCTTGCAGTTTTACCTGATTTTTTAATCATAAATCATGTCCATTATAACTTTTGAATAAGCTTTTGGGGTGTAATTAGGCATTATGTAATCATCTCTAAAGTTGTGTTTGTTTTCTAAGTTTAAAGCCTCCAGCATAGCCACAGTAAAGTCAGGAGTAGTAGCAACGGATTTGACTACAGCTGGGATTTTAGATGCCTTAGAATCAGTTGTAGCAAGTACAGGTACGTTACATGCTAGTGCTGATAAAGCTAATTCGTAGGAGTCATCTGTATCTTCAATGAGCGACATTGCTTTTGATTGGTTAATAACTGTAGCTAGTGTTTCTGTTGATTCTAGTGGAAGTTTAACTGTTGAGTTTAAGGTCTGAGATATAGAACCATACACCCTTACCTTAGAGAAAAACTCTAACTTGCTTGGTGTTAAGTCTTGTGGAAAACAGAATGTAAAATATTTATCTGTAAGTTGTGGGTAGTACGCTTTAGTATTTACAACAGAATGAGCAACAGCTCTTTTATAGTTTTCTTTTTCTTCTATAGTTTCAACAATAACCCCATCAAAGTAATCATATAGTTCTTCTTTATGTTTAGTACCTTTATGGATTAAATATTTAGGAGTTTTTTTAGGTATGTTTAATTTTTCAAAATCAAAATCTACATTACCAACAAAGAAGGCGTGAGTTGGTTCAAAGTATTGATTAACTGCAAATGCAACTGACTTGTCTGTGTTTCTAAGATTAATATCAAAGTTGCCTCTTCTTATGACATTTAATTGGTCTGAATAGGCAAATACCATCACCTCAAAGTTTTTAGCTAAGGTTGAAAACGATTCAAATAAACCACTTTGAAGTTGGTAGTAATAAGTTCCTGGTTTATTTTCAGTAAAAATAAATGCAAGTTTCTTGCCTCTCATTTAGAAATGTTTAGCCCACTCAGAAGCAATGTTACTCCAAGCGAACCTTTTTGCTCCTTCTATACCTTTTTTCTTTTCTTCTTGGTATCTTTTTTTATCTCTCCACAAATCAATTAATTCTTTAATAAATCTCTTTTTAGTTTCTTCAATAAAGATAAAACCATCAAGTTTAACTCCTGAATAAACTGTATCGTTAAGTCCAGCATAAGCCATAGTTACAGGTACACAACCTAACTTTTGGCTGTCTAAAGCTGTTATACAGTTTGTTTCACCAAAGTGAGTAGGGTAAGCCCAGATATCTGCATTAGCTGTTGCCTTATCTAATTCTTCTTTAGATACTCTTCCATGTTCTTTGATGCCATCTTGTTTCATAAGGTCAATCATTTTTTGTTTCCAAGCCATTTGTTCAGGATTATTAGCGTATCCCTTATCAAACAGATTCCATCCGTAATAGCAATCTAGTGTTGCTTCAGGTATTTCTTTTTTAATCTCAGGCCACATATTAAGTAAATGCTCTAAACCCCTATCATAGGAAGATTTATATATTAGTTTCATTATTTTCTCCGTTTATAATCTTGAACTTTAACTTTTCGTTTTCTTCAACTTTATATACTAACTTAATGTTATTTTTAAATGGACTTTCATTACATATTAACAAATCATAGATATATTCAAAATCTTTTTCACATTGTTTTGTATAATTTTTAGGTAAATAATCTTCCCAAAATCCAGTATAAAAGTTAGCAAGATTTAAAATATCTTCTACTTTTTTCATATCTAATCGGTTATATCCAATTACTGCTTCTTCTAATATTCTCTGTGTCTTCTCTTCACCAAAATATTTAATTAAGGTTCTTTTAGCTTTATCGGTTAATCTCATGTAAAAGTTACACTCCCGTCATAACCTATTACTGTTGTGTTAAAACCAACAACTTTAGGGTTTCTTACTACTTCCTGTAAAAACATAAAATTATCAAAATCTCCATTTGAGATTTTATTTAAAGTTGTAAGAATGTCTGTTTCATCCAACTCTTTCATTACTTTAAAACCATCTAAATAAAAATTTCCATTAAACTCAAACTGACATCTTTCAAAAATATCTTTAGTTTTTTCTTTTCCTAAATAATTTATAAATACTAATTCTGCTTTTTCTTTCATAAGGTAATTCCATTAGAAATAACTACTCTTTTATCTAATTCTAGTTGAGGTATTTGAGTTGCATGCCATTTAGATTTGAAAAACACTTTATCTACTTTTTCGCATCTAGTCATGTACCACTCACCAGGATTTGCAATATCGTGTAAATCTACAAAATGCTTTCGTGCCTTAATATTAAAGTCTAAGAAAGCAGGAGTTCTCCAAGAGATAAAGATATTAAACTCATCACTAAAGTTAATCTTCCAGTACTTTTTGTATTTAACACCATTAATAACTTTGTCTTCAGGAGTATCGCAGTAAACTGTCACGTCATAACCCATTCTGACCCATTCTTCTGACAAATAAATTACTGCTGATTCTGAACCACCAATACCTACTTTCAAGTTATCTCCGTTCCATTTCTCAAAATGTGGTCCGTAGAAAGATGCAAAATACACAATGGATTTGTCATTATGAACTACGCCAGGTAATTGGTTTGCTATCTTTTTAACAAATTGTTCTGATTCAAATGCAGTTGGGGTTAGTTCAAGCATAGTTCTAACTTCATCCCATTTATTGTTTTTAATATAGAAAGTACATAAGTTTAAAAACCCTTGGGCTAATGTTTCTGACTCTTTAAGATAAATAGTATCTTCTAAAAGCCTGTCTTTAACTAACTCATGTCTTTTCTCAGCCCATTTCAAACAGTCATCTAGTTTCCCCAATTTGTGTGCTTCTTGCCATTTAACAGTTGTATAAAGTATTTCAATCTCAAGAGGGGATGCGATAGTTGCTTTAGATACAACAGGACCTAATGTTTCAAATATTTTTATATAGTGTTGGGCTAATGCTAAGTTATTATCTAATATTAATAATTCAGCAAGTTTTAAATAAGTTGAATGGTTTTGTGGGTAGTAAATAATTGAGTTTTTGTAGTCTTTGATAGCTTCTTTTGTTTTACCTATTCTTGATAAAATCATTCCTCTATACTCAAAAGCATTTCCAATCTCTTCTTCCCAACCAGATGCTGGGATATATTTATTTATATAGTCTAATGCTTTTTCAAAATAATCAGGACCCATATCGTAATAGGTTTTAGCTAAGTAGAATAATGTTCTTGGGTCTTTATAGTTTTCTTCTTTAGCTTGTAGTTCAAGTATTCTTATATTTCTTTGAAGTGAGGAAAAAGAATCTTCTAATTTTGCAGTATGTACCCATACAAGATTTCTTCCTTCTTCTTTGTTTTGAGAATAAGGAGATAGTTTAGGATTTTGTTTTGTAGGGATTAGGACTTCGTGAAGATGTGATTTCCATACAAAAGTATTAGGTCTAATAAACCTTTCTCTTTCATGCATAATAACGGTTTTAGCTACGTTTCCTTTTTCATCAAACAAGTTTGAGTACCAATAAGTGCAATAGATTGCATCTAGGTCTTTTTCTTTTGCTTGTTGTAGTAGTCCTTTGATTTCTTCTCCACCAATTAAGATGTCGTCATAGTCAGCCCAAGAGATGTAGTCATACTTTTCAGCAGGTACCATATCAAAAGATACTTTTCTTGCTTCGTTAAATCTAGCAAACTCCCACTTACCTTCTTCCCATTGATGATAAATCTCGGGATGAGTTTCAGGAGAAGTTGAGATTGAATGTCCTCCGTATTTTTTAACAAGCTTATGTATTTCGTTATGTTTACCAGATGGACCTGTAACAGCAACATAAACTTTATCAAAATAAGGTGTAAAGGATTTAAGGGATTTTTCAAATGTTTCTTTTTGGGAATCGTCTTTGATGATGTAGGTGAGAGCTACTTTAATCATTAGCTATATTT